CGGCGCGTATGCGGGTGCGTTCATTGCGATACCTCCTGGTGGTCGTGCGCTGGCCGGATGTTCTCGCCGCGCTGAATGCTCACGTCCGGCGGAGCCTCGATCCCGAGCCGCACGACGCCGCGGCGGATGTGAACTACCTGGACTTCGATTCTGCCCGCGCCCTCCATGACGATCGTTTCTCCGAGCCTTCGTGTGATAAAGAGCATTGATGCCTCCTCGGCTAGATGACCTCCGGAATCTGATCGGCGGCCGGCTGCGCGGGTGGCGTATCGTCCGCCGGCGGCTCCGGCTGTTGCTGCGGCTGCGGCTCGGGCTTGGCATCGACGACCGCCTGCAGGCGCCGCGGGCGCTTCGTGCCGTTCGTCGGGGCAGGGGCGGGCGGCTCGACGCGCTCGGCGGCACCCATGTCCTTCCCGGACGAGAGGTCGTAGAGCTCGTCGTCTCGCTCGATCACGCGGCGCAGCGACTCGTCCTTGTCGGTCGACATGGGGAGGCGCTTCGATAGCCTGCGAATGGCGGTCTTTCGCGCCATCTCGGACCACCAGTCGGCCCAGGGGCCGATGGGGTTACCCTGCTTGTCCTTGCTCCGCGAAACTGCCATGACCTCGCCGATCTGCTTGAGGGTCATGACCTCGATGTAGACATCGCCGCCCTTGGTCTTCGCGAGCGCGTAGACGAGGCGAGGCTCGCCGCGGTCGCCGTCGAACTGCGGCTCGTGCTCGATGTGCTCGCCGTCGTCGTCGACCCAGTAGCGGAACTTGTCGCCGTGGTAGACGACCTGGGCAGTGAGCATCGCGAGCTCGCCGCTGTTGCGGACCTTCTTCGCGATGCCCCAGACCATGGGCATCCACTTCGCGACCTTGACGTAGTGGTCGCCACGCTTCTCGTTGTAGATGGTGATCGTCCCCTCGCGGTTGTCGGGGAGGAGTCCATCCTGCGCCGCGTTGATGCACGCCTGGTAGAGCGATGCGCGGTCGGCCTGCAGAAGCTCGGGCCGCTGCATGATCGCGGTCACCGCGACGCGCTGGAAGCGCTCGACTGCGATGTGCGCCGGCAGCGCCATCTTGAGCTGCTGCGCCATGCGCGGGCTCATCAGAGTCTCGCGGACCTCATCGATCGGCGCGAGCTGCTTGGACTTCTGGGGTTTCGTTTCTGCCATGGTTGACTCCTGTCGGTGTTGTTGGTTAACGGCGTCGAGCGCCGATCAGTTGGGTTTCCGGTAGCCGTGCTTCGTCTTGACACTCCTCAACAGAGCACCGCACCAGCTCTGCAGTGAGATTGCAGACCGCTTTCCCCGTACCGTCGATATAAAACGCCTTCTGCTTGTGCGTGTGGCACCAGCCTATTGGGTGCATGAACATCATCCATGACCCTCTTCCGAGCTTGGTGTCCTCGCCCATGGTTCAGTCCGCCTGCTTGCGCAGGAATATCAGGTTGTACGGGTACTGCTGCTCGGCCTCGCGCTCGAGGTTGCGCCGCGCGATCTGCTGCACGCGATGCCCGAACGCCGCCGGATCGGTTTTGAGGAGCGCATTGAGCACCGCTTCTTCGCCGATCGAGAGGTCGGCGAAGACGAGTTCGATCAGATGCCCGCGCTGCCAGCGCTCCTCGACGTAACGCCGGCGCGCCTCGTCTACCAGGTCGAGCTTGTCGAGCTCGTCGAGGTGGCGGTTCAAGTCCTGCACGACGGGATCGGCGGCCATTAGCAGGCCTCCTTGGTAATCGCACGCACCCGCGGACCCGCGAGCGCGCGCTGGAAGTCGCGATCCACCTGGACCAGGCGCAGGAGCTTCGGTGCGAGCCGCCGCGGGTTCGCGAGGAACCGCTCGAACGTGACGCCCGTCGACGCGAAGCCGTAGCGGACGTAGAAGTCGCCCCAGTAGTCGAGCTGCTCATCCGGGATCATGGCCACCTCCTACGCCGCTCTCTGCTGCCGCACCGCGTCGAGCACGGCGACCCGAACATACGCGGGCAGGCTCTGAAGCGCCGCCGCGATCGCCTTGACGCACGTGTAGCGGTCGCCGCCCGCGATCGCCTGCGCGGCCGCCGCCAGGAACTGCGCGGCCTCGCCGTTTTCTTTCTCGGTCTGATTCATCGTCTCTCACCTCAACCTTCTTCAGGTACTCCGGCGCTCATGCCGCCTCCCGCGCCTTTTTCTTCGGCGTGAGCTTGAAGTTGCGGTAGCCGTCGCGCTTGACCGTGTACTCGGCCGGACCGACGAGGCCGCAGCTGATGGTGTAGCCGTCGGCGATCACCTTCTCGGCATCGCCGATGAGAGTCAGGAGCTCCGCTTTCCGAGCCTGCTTCTCCTCCCTGGCGTTCTTCTCGGCGTCTGCCCACTTCCGGTACTCTTCGCAGAGTGTAGTGATTTTCTCATCACTACGGGCGTCAAGAACCTTGCCTGGCTCGGCGAAGCCGTAGAGCTTCGCGATGACCTCGGCGTCGCGCTTGAAGTCGGGCGCCGGCTCTTCGCCGCGCTGCACCCGCTTCCAGAACGCCTCGATCTCCGAGCGAAGCCTCTCGCCAACCTCGCGATCGCGCCGGCGCGCGACGACGATAGGGCGGTTGCCGCCGACGAGGGCCGCAATCGCACCCCATTCGCGCCCGATCACCTCGAGCTGGTGCTGCAGCTGCACCTCGATGTAGACGGGCGCCTCGATCTCGCCGTCTTCGACGAGCCAGTCCTTCATGAAGACAAGCGCGTCGACATTCTTGATCTCGAGGATGCCGGGGCCGAAATCCTCGTAAAGCGCAGCGAGCTCGCCGCGCGTCTCCTTGGGCGACTCGACGCCGACGACCTCGAAGTCGAACGAAGCGCCCATGCGCGACTCGGGGAGGCGGGCGTAGTACGAGGCCCGGCGGATCTTGATGCCGTGGTCCTCGGCGATCCCGCGCGCGATCGGGTCCTGCAGCCTCAGGCCCCACTTGGTGCGCTCGTTCCCCTCGAAGGCGACGTCGTAGGCGCCGCGCTTCCTGTGGAAGAGTTCGTACGCGGTGAGGCGCGGATGGAGCCCGATGAGGGCGGCCGATTCGGTGCTCGTGACGTCCTTAGTGCGGAGCTCGAGCCAGTGCTCTTCGCTCCGGGGGTGGATGATCTCGCGCATGGTGGGCTCCTGTCTGTCGTGTTGAGATTATCACAACATGTACGCCAAACCGACGCCGGTGTCAAGGGCGAATCCACATGATCGGCGCGGCCCACTCAAGCTGGACGGGCGATCGGTCCTCGCGAAGGAGCACCAGCCGGTACTGATCGGCCGAGCGCGTGCGCTTGACGAGCCGCAGGATCGGCTGATGCCCGACGGGCTTGACCAATGCCAGGCGCCCGACGGCCGCTTCGTCGACGGTCCTCGTGAGGCGCGTATATCGGTGTCGATCCTACTCTTTCCCATGTCTCCTCCCTGTTTCCATTGTTGCAGGAATCTCAACGCGGCGCGACCTATTGACGCCGTGATGAGAAAATCACAACATACGCAGTCGCTATGCCCAAACGTCAAAGCAAGCCCCATGCCAAGCGTCAAAATCCCGCCGAAGCGGTGATCGACATCTTCGGCGGGCAAGCGGCACTCGCGCGGGCGCTTGGGCTGCATCGATCGACGGTCTGTCGCTGGACGATGCCGGTGTCGAAGAGAGGCACCGGCGGTCGCATCCCTGGCGCCGCCAAGGACCGCATTATGGAACTCGCGTGCAAGCGAGGACTTACGGATATCACCTACGACGTCCTCTACAAAGGGAGGGTTAAGTCGCAGTGACGCAAGACCAGGCGACGCGGCAGGGATGTCGCCAGGTAGAGACAGGGGATTGCGTCACGTGCCCGCACTGCGGCGGCGCTGGAAAGTCGCTCGCGTTCTGGGACGGTGAGGCGACGCACGGCGGGGCCGAGCTCGCTTGCCCGACCTGTAACGGCACGGGTGAAGTCTCGCTCGAGCACGCGCGGCGGATCGCCGAAGGCTGGAAGCGCCGACAGGACCGGCTCGCGCGGGGGCTCACGCTCGCCGAAGAGGCGCGGCGGCTCGGCATCACGCCGGCGGCGCTCTCGCGGATCGAGCGGGGGCGCGCACTGTGATCGAGCTCCGCGACTACCAGCAGGAGCTCATCGCGCGCATCCGTGCGGCGTTTCACGCGCACCGCCGCGTGCTCCTTGTGAGCCCCACCGGCTCCGGCAAGACCGTCATGTTCTCCTATCTCGGCGGGCGCGTGAGCAGCCGCGGCAAGCGCGTTGCGATCATCGTGCACCGCGACGAGCTGGTCGATCAGGTCTGCCGTACACTGCACCTCTTCGGCGTGCCGTTCGGGATCATCGCGGGCGGCTACATGGCCGATCCCCGGCCTGCGGTTCAGGTCGCGAGCGTCTTCACGCTCGTGCGCCGCATGGAGCGGCTCGCGGGATTCGACCTTCTCATCGTCGATGAGGCGCACCACGCGATCGGGCGCTCGACGTGGGGTGCAGTGATCGAGCACTACCGCGATGCCTACGTGCTCGGTGTCACGGCAACACCCGAGCGGCTCTCCGGGGAAGGCCTCGGCGAAACGTTCGAGACGATGGTGCTCGGGCCCACGACCCGCGAGCTCATCGAGCGAGGGGCGCTCTCGCCGTACCGGCTCTTCGCGCCGTCGACGATCCGCACCGACGACCTCCACACGAAGCTCGGCGATTTCGTGAAAGGCGAGCTCGCGGCGCGCGCCGACGACCCGAAGATCACGGGTGATGCTGTCGCGCACTACCGGCGGCACCTGCAGGGGGCGCCCGCGGTCGCGTTCTGTGTGAGCGTCGAGCACGCGCAGCATGTCGCGGAGCGCTTCAAGGCGGCGGGCTACACCGCGACCAGCATCGACGGGAAGATGGACAAGGCACTGCGCCGGCAGATCGTGCGCGATTTCGCCGCTGGCCGCATCAACGTCCTCACGTCCTGCGATCTCATCTCCGAGGGCTTCGACTGCCCGGGCATGCATGGGGCGATCCTGCTCCGCCCGACGCAGTCGCTCGCGCTCTACCTGCAGCAGGTGGGTCGGGCGCTTCGGCCTTGCGAAAGAAAGGACGATGCCGTGGTTCTCGACCACGCCGGCAACGCGCTCCGGCACGGACTCCCCGACGACGAGCGTACGTGGACGCTCGAGGGGCGGCGCTCGAAGAAGAAATCCGCAGACGTCTACGACCCGCCCGTCAAGATCTGCCGGAAATGCTTCCTCACCGTGACTGCTCGGGCCGCGAAGTGCCCGCACTGCGGGCACCCGTTCCCGGTCGAGGGGCGCCAGGTCGAGGAGGTCGACGGCGAGCTCGTCGAAGTCGACCCCAAGGTGCTCCGGGCGCAGCGCAAGCGCGAGGAGCGCAACGCCCAGACCTACGAGGAGCTCGTCGCGCTCGGCTACGCGCGCGGCTACCGCTACCCCGAGAAGTGGGCCACATACGTCTTCGAGGGACGGAAGGCGGCACGAGAGCGCTACCGGATAGCGCGGCACGAGAGGAGGGCGACGGTATGAGACCACTGGGCAAACACAGATCGGGCGGATGTACGAGGAAATGCAGATTTGGCAGTACATCGCAACGCTTCTAGATGCTGTTTTTCAAGAACGATGAAGTTATGGGTCTTCGGGTGTTGCGGCGTGGAAAGCAGACACCCGTGAAGCAGTGCACGCAAGGTTT